GTGAAGACGAGATTCTGCCCCCTCTGCGGGGCGAAGATGAAGCGAAGCGGCAAGACGAGCGCGGGCCGGACGCGGTGGAGGTGCACCTCCTGCGGGGCGAGCTCGGTCAGGAGGATCGACGGCGCGGCCAAGCTCCTCGCGCTCTTCCTGGGCTGGCTGCTCGGCCGCTCCAGGCAGGCGGACATGCCCGGCGGGGGCCGGACGTTCCGCAGGAAGACGGCCTCCTTCCGGGAGATCTGGCCGATGCCGCCGAAGGTGGAGGCGCCCGGGAGGGTCGTCTACCTCGACGGCATACACCTCGGCAGGAGGGCCGTCGTGCTGATAGCCTCCGACGACGAGCGCGCGCTCGGCTGGCACCTGTGCCGCGCCGAGAACAGCCGCGCCTGGTCGGCGCTGATGTCGCGCGTCGCGGCGCCCGAGGTCGCCGTCTCCGACGGCGGCGACGGCTTCGCCAGGGCCCTCAGGGGGACGTGGCCCGGGACGAGGCACCAGAGGTGCGTGTTCCACGCCTTCTGCCAGGTGAGGCGCTACACCACGAGGAGGCTCCGCACGCAGGCCGGGGCCGAGCTCTACGGGCTGGCGAGGGCGCTGCTCTCGATCACGACGCTCGGGGAGGCGGACGGGTGGGTCCAGGCGCTGCTCGCGTGGTCCGAGCGCTGGGACTCGTTCCTGGCCGAGACGACCAGGGGCGAGGACGGCAGGGCGACGCTGACCCACGAGGGGCTCGTGAAGGCCCGCCGCTCGCCCGTGCGCCTCGTCAACGCCGGGACGCTCTTCACCTACCTCGACCCCGGGCTGGTCCGGGACGGCCCGCTCCCCTCGACCAACAACCGGATCGAGGGAGGCGCCAACGCGCAGCTCAGGGCGATGCTGCGCGACCACGGGGGGCTGTCGATCGAGCGCAGGCTCAAGGCGATCTTCTGGTGGTGCTACATGCACAGCCCGAGCCCGCTGCCCGCCGCCGAGGTCCTGCGCGTGATGCCCACGGACCGCTCGATCGCCGCCATCTACGAGCGCCCGGGCGAGCGCGAGAGGCTCGAGGGGACCATCCCCCGGTGGGGCGACGCCATCGTCTGGTCGGAGCTGCACCACTCGGAGCCATACCGCATGGACTGGGACTGAGCAGACACACTTTTTGTCCTATAAGCCACAGCTGTCCAACATTGTTCGGCCCAATCGATTCGGGAGCCGGACTCTTCATTTCGAGGCTGCTTGACGACATGTGTCCTTGATGACACGATGTCTCTAGATGCAAAAACCTTCGAGGTTTTGTAAGGGCCGGTCCTTTCGGGGACTGGCTCTAGTTGATTATGGGGCCTAAATTGATGCTGGATGCCATACGGTGACTAGAAGAACGACCGGCGGGTGAAATGATGAACGGCGACGCGCTCAACGGTGTAGTCGCGTCGATCAGGAAACTTTCCCATTCCGACCTTCCCGCACTGTTCTCCCTCTGCCTCGGCAACCCGCAATTCCACGCATTCCTTCGCAACTCCGTCCGGATGGGGCGGGTGTTGTATGGTCGACTCCGTCGAAGGCTGCAGTCAGCCGGACCGCTTCGATAGCCTTCTGCACCTTCGTCGGGGGTCGTGCTCGGCGGCTATCCAGCGGTCCCGAGGGGCGCCCCGGCGCCCCGCCCCCTCGCGCCCGGCAGCGCCGCGACCACGCTCGCCGAAACGCCGTCTTCCGCATAGCCGCGAGCTAATTAGGAGACGCACCCCAGTTCGGAACAGCGGGTAACAGAATGCAACATTCTCGCAGGTAGTTATAGGTGTCGTATTGAAGTCCGAATAACACTTCGCAACGGCGTGAAACGCTCCGAGCGGGTTTATTCGTACCGCAATTCGTACCACCCCAGATAAGGGGAAAACTCACTACATGAGAGAAATGGAGCACAGACATGACCGACTGGAAGGCACTCGAGGACGCCGAGGACCACGCCTACTTCATGGCAGAGCTCATGGACATCTCGCCTGAGAGCTTCACCATCGAGGAGAAGAAGCAGATCCTACACGACATGATCGCGAGCTCCTCCGCCATCGAGAACGCGATGCGCGACGAGTTCGCGGAACTCGACGAGGTCACCCAGACCCGCCTGATCGACGACCTCGCGGCGGACGGGCCGCGAAGCCGCGAGTGGTGGTACGAGGTGCTCGTGGACGGCCCCAGGCACCGCGACTTCCCGACGCTCAGAGACGGCCCGCGCCGGAGGCGGTAGCGACGGAGGCCCTCGTCCCATCCCAGGGACGAGGGCCTCTCCTTGTGTAGACCTTCGTGAAGCGACGGAACGCTACGGATCTAGCCTGCCCGCGAGCCAGAGCAGCGGCACGAGCGGCAGCGCGACGACGAGAAGCACCACCGAGAGCACCACGCCCACGCCCCAGCGGGCGTCCTCCCGCGTCACGACAGGATCTCGTTCACGCGAGCCTGCACGGCGTCGTAGAGACTCCCCAGGCGGCGCTTGCGCTCGGTGCCGTTACCGTAGTCGCCGCGGATGACGGCGCGCGCCAGCGCGTCGACGTCCGCGCCGCCGGACGACCCGCCGGAGCCCCCGGCGCCCAGCATCTCGTTCACGCGCGCCTGGACCTCCGCGTAGCGGTCGCCCAGCGCCGCCTTGCGCGCCGCCCCGTTTCCGAACTCGCCCGCGATCACCCGGCGCGCGAGGTCGTCCACGTCGTCGGCCGCCGGCGACTGTGCCGCGCCCCCGCCGGAGCCGCCCGCAAGGATGCGGTTCACCTCCGCCTGCACCTCCGGGTAGCGGCTCCCCAGTGCCGCGCGGCGCGCGTCCCCGTTTCCGAACTCCCCGGCGATGACGCGCCGCGCGAGCTCCGCGACCGTGCCCTCCGGGGCAACCGCAGTCGTCCCGCCGGAGGAGCCCCCGCCCGTGATGCGCGCCTTCAGCGCAGCCCACTTGGACGCTGCCACGTAGGGCGCGGGGCAGAGCTTCCCCGTCACGTCGTAGTGGCGGATGACCCCGGAGGCGCCGATGCCGTACTTGGCCATGAGCTTCCTCACGAGCCAGCCCAGCTTCTCGACCTCGGTCGCGCTGAAGTCCTCGCCGGCCGAGACGACCTCGATGCCGATCGCGCGGCAGTTCATCTGCCAGTCGCCGGCGTGCCAGGCGGTGTCGCCCTCGGCAACGCTCTGGTAGATCTCGGGCGTGATGTCGTCGACGAAGTAGTGGGCGCTCGCGCCCTGGCCCTCGTTCCGCGCGAAGTACGTCGCGTTGTTGCGCGCGGAGGCGAGCGTCGCCGTGAAGTGCACCACGATGCGGTCGATCGCGCGCGAGCGCCCGCGCGTCATGTGGTCACTCCCGCACTGCTTGAAGAGGATGCTATACGCCATCGGCGACCTCCTCGAAGCCGCCGTCCTCGCCCTCGTCGGGCTCCCAGCCGTCCGGCGCGGCCGCCTCGACGCCCTCGCCGCGCAGCGCCTCCCAGCGCTCCTCCTCGCTCGCGAACTCGCGCTCACTCATCGGGACCACCGCCCGACGGCAGCGCCGCGCCGAGCTCCGCCATCACCGGCGACAGCACGGCCATCACGAGCGCCACCACGATCGCCCGCCACTCCGGCTCCAGCACCGCGCAGCCCACGAGCATGTCCACGTTGGCCACGACCACGCCGAGCACGCCCTGCACGATGGTCCGCGCCAGGCGCCACGGCCACTCGTTGGATGTCAGGAAAGCCTCCATCATTGCCCCTTCCTCAGGTTGTCGATCTCCGCCTTCACGACGGCGACGTCCTGCTCCAGGGCGTAGGTGCGCTCGACGAGGCAGTTGTGCCTCTCGACCTGACGCGTCAGGTTGTCGATCTTGACCTCCATGACCGCGCGGCTGCGCGAGTTGGACACGAGCACCCCGGCGAGGGTGAGCACCCCCGTCACGAGCGCCGCCACGACCGACTCCATGCGCGCCTCCTCCCTCGAGCGGGAACGCCCCGCCCTCTGGGAGAAGTGTCCGACGCGGTCACAAACGAGCATGTCTAGCTGCGGATATGTTGCGAAGCGTAGCCTTCCGTCGCTTCACAAAGGAGTTCACAAAGATATATTTGGACGATTTCGAAAAAGTCGCTTGACTGCGACACTACGTCGCAGTTTATGCTCAAGATGGAGGTGAAGGAGATGATAAAAACTGGGGAGGTCAGCAAGCTGACCGGGATAAAAAAGAGGACTCTGCAGCGTTATGTGGAGTGGGGCCTGATCTCGCCGGAAAGGAGCGAGGCTGGATACATGCTCTTCTCTGAGGATGACCTCACTACCCTCTTTCTCATCAAGCTGTTTAAGGACCTTGGATACATAACAAAGGAGGTCAGGGAAGCGCTTGCTGCGCCAGGGTTCGATGTGCGGGAGTCTCTCGATTGCAGAATCTCAGAGCTCGAGACGCAGCTGCGCAAGGGCAGGGAGCGCCTGTTCCTCGCCAAGGAAGTGAGGAAGCTCATCGGGAATGGGTCCGGCCCGAATACGGGAGAGGCCATGCACGCCCTGCTTCGTCATCCCGAGTACGCCTGGATCTTGGCGGATGAAGGGGACGAGGGGGAGAGGGAGCTTGTCAACTACTTCAAGTGGGCGGAGAGCGCGAACAGCCGCATGGCTGATGCCGACATGTCCGAGCTGGACGAGAGAATGGCCCAGATAATCGAGGAATCGAAGGAGTTCGGGCCGTTCGCTTACATCGTAAATCAAATGCTCATTGCGCTATTAGACCTAGAGGCGCGGGGAATCCCCGCAAGGTCAGAAGAGGCGAACGCCGCCGTGGCCGCTGCGTACTCCGCGGCTGAGAACGCAAACGAGGACGACCCCTATGTCACGTTCTACATACTCGGCAAGTTCTACAAAGAAGGTGGGATGACGCCACCGAGCATGCTGGCACGGATGGATGAGCGGTCACTCGAACGGCTCCATGTTGCTGAGACTTACATAGCAGAGGCAATGAGCGGTTTCATTGAAACTCTTGAGCTGACTGAAGAGCGCCGCAAAGAGATTGAGGAGCTTGAGAACTGAGAAAGGAGCATGCATGTCTTGGGATTACGCAGATCTTTCGCACATGGCCAAGGAGGCGGGTGGGCCCGACCTCCTGCTAAGCACGCTTGAGAAGAACGCACACGGACAAGGAAGGATTGAGGGGGCGGGAATAGGCGCCCTTGTGGCCGGGTCCCTCTTCGCAGGAGCAGCCTTAATCTACGGGCAGTACAGCAAGAAGAAGGCCCTGGCAAATGAGGCGAAAGCGGAACTCGTAAACGGGATACACGCCTACGAAATGCAGGCAGAGAGAACGACTGTCGAGGAGCCAGCGGTTGAGCAAGAAGAGGATGCACCCGAGCCAGAAGAAGGAGAAGAGGATACAGGAGGGGAGAGCGAGGAAGCATGATAGTGATGATGGTCAACAAAGCCTGCGAATGGTGTCGGATCGCAGCAGGAACAGGAACATACACTTGCCCGATCAAAAGAATAGACGGCGAGTTGTTCTTCAAGTTCAAAAGAGAGTGGCACTCCGTAGCAAAATATATCTCGGAGAGTGCTCATGAACTTGCGTATGTGGGCGGCAAGCTGGTAAACAGGAGCTATACGGGATAAGTGCTGTCGTTTTTCAGAGTAAGTCTCGGCACATAATCGCGGCAATGTCCCGCCTCTCGCGCCGCCCGCACGGCGGGTTCGTCCCGAGGGCTATCCGGCGGCGCGTCCACCCCTCCGGCACATGCGGCGCAGGCGCCGCACGCGCCGGAGGGGTGCTTGTCAAGAGCTCTTCGCGGTGAGGTAGCCGGCGCCGCCCACGCCGTCGATCCTCATGTACTGATAGCCCGCGCGCGAGCTCGAGTAGGTCGTTCCCGCCCCTCCCACGAGCGAGGAGCACTGGTAGAACGTCTGGAAGCCGGAGACGCCGGACGCCGGTAGCGCCCAGTCGGCGTCCGCCCAGATCGTCACGAGCGACCCGCACCCGCCGAAGGTGTAGGCGAGGTCCTCGAGCGAGGACGGGTCGAGCCCGGACAGGTCGATCTCGGTGAGCCCCACGCAGCTGTTGAAGGTGTGCTGCATCTCGCGCACGCCGCAGAGGTTTCCCATCCCCGTCACGTCGGTGATCGACTGGTGCCCGTAGAACCAGTAGTTCGTGTTCACGTGGTCGTAGGCCGCCATGTCGGCGGCGATCTCCACCGCCTCCACGTCGTGCCGGTGGTCGTACCATGGCTGGTAGCCGACGGAGTTGTACCGGGCGTTCGCGCACAGGCGTCCCGACGACACGAGCTCCCGCCCCGCCTCGGGCTCGGCCGCGGCCGTCAGCACGAGCCCGCCGTCGGCGTAGAGGAAGCAGCGGAACCACTCGCGCTGGTCGCTCGCGGGGTCGGTCAGCACGCCGTCCGCCCCGTAGTTGAGCTCCGCGTGGTTGTCCATCTGCCCCGGCACGTAGCCCTGGCCGCCCACGAGCCTGCTGCAGCCGCTGAACATGAGCGACCCGTTCGCGGCGGACGAGGTGAACCCGTCCGCCCAGATCGTCTCGAGCGAGGCGCAGCTCACGAACATCTGGTTCATGCTGGTCGCGCCGGAGAGCTCCTCGAAGCCCTCCACCTCCACGAGGTTCTCGAACCCGTGGAAGAGGTAGCTCGCGTTGGCGAGCCCGCCCTCGGAGAAGTCGCCGTCGAACACGACGCGCGTCACGGAGAGCTTCACGTCGTCCCAGGGGCGGGCGCCGGCCGACGAGTAGCCCTCCGGGTCCACCTCCCAGACGTCCAGGATGACCGCACCGGGCACGTCGGAGGAGCGTCCGTCGCGGTAGTTGAACTCGAGTGTGCCGTCCGCGAGCAGGATCGCGCGCATCTTCACGCCCACGTCCCAGGAGAGCGCGAGTATCGCCGGCGCCATCTCGCCCGGCGTGTACGTCTCGGAGAGCCCGTTCTGCGCTCGGATCGCGCCGGCGATGCCGTCGAACACGGAGTCCGAGATCACGCCCGTGCCGGCACCCGGCGTCGCCTGGAGAGGCGCCCCCGCCCTGGTGCCGTCGAGCGCGAGCACCGCCGCCGCCATCTCCGAGGGCAGGTAGGTGCCCGTGCCGCCGTTCTGGGCGCGGATGGCGTTCGCGATGTCGGTGAGCACGCTCCTCTGGATCGTCCCCACGGCCATCAGAACTCCACCTCGCTCAGGTCGTCCAGGGCGGCGATCGCCTGGTCGACGTACTGCTTCGTCGCGTATGCCGAGAGGTCGGGCGTCGCGCCGGGCGCGCCGTCCTCGCCGTCCTGCCCGGGCGCGCCCTGCGGCCCCTGCTCGCCGACCTCGCCCTTGAGGCCGGAGAAGGCGAAGGCGAACGTGCGCGCCCCCGGCGTGCCGCCGAGCGTCACGGTCACCGACGGCGTTCCCGTGGAGGCGTCCACCGTGGCGGTCGCCCCCGTGATCTCGGCGTCCGCGCCGTCCTGCCCATCAGAGCCGGGGGCGCCGTCCTGACCGTCCGCGCCCGGCGCGCCGTCGGAGCCGTCCGCACCGCGCAGGGCCTCGAGCTGCTCGGCGGTGAAGTCCGCGTAGGTGAAGGCGTCGCCCTTCGGGCCTCGCAGGTTCGCCGAGCTCGTGCCGCTCGCGCTCGTCACCGTGAGCACGGAGCCGGACCACGAGTGCGTGCAGCTGACGCCGTCCGCGCCCGGCGCGCCGTCCTGCCCGTCCTCGCCATCTTCGCCCGGAGGCCCCTGCAAGCCCTGCGGGCCGCGCAGCGCCTCCAGCTGCGCCGGCGTGAAGTCCCCGTACGTGAACGGGTCCCCCTTGTCGCCCTTCTCCCCGTCATCGCCCTTGTCACCCTTGGGTCCGTGCGAGAGGGTGGCGGTGGTGGTGCCCACAGCGTCGGTGACCGTCACCAGCGCGCCCGCCTCGGTCTGCTCGACCTTCGCGGTCGGGCTCACGCCGTCGGCCCCGTCCGCGCCCGGCGCGCCGTCTTCGCCGTCGGCGCCCGGCAGGCCGTCCGCCCCGTCGAAGTCGCCGCGCTCTGCGGCGGCGAGCAGCTCGTCCTTCGCCTGCGTCGCCGCGGCGGCGGCCGCGTTGGCGGCGGCGACCGCGCCGGACGCCCCCTGCGCCGCCTCGACCGCCTGTCCCGCCGTGGCCACCGCGCCCTGGGCCGTCGTCACGGCCTCCTGTGCCTTGGCCACGGCGTCGGCGATGACGCCGTCCGCGTCCTCGAACTTCTTGAGCGCGTCGAGAAAGAGCGAGTACCCGTCGGAGCCCCCGCCCTCGCCGCCGACGAGCGCCGGCCCCACCAGCACCGCGAAGCTCAGAGACGAGAGCGTACGCTCGTCCCAGGAGACCATGACCTGGGCGTCCACGGTACCCTCGGCCCGCGCCATCGCGGCGGGCCAGAACACGCGGAACTTGCCCGTCTCGGCGTCTACCTCCTCGAGCGGCTCGCAGCCGCGCACGCGCAGCTCCCGGTGGCGCCACAGCAGGTAGAGCGAGGCGCCCGTCAGGTCCGCCGCCTCCCCGCCGCGCGTCACCGAGAGCGCGATCCCGCGCCCCTCCGCGTCCGCCGGCGATGCCACGAACGGCCCCGCGAAGGGCGCGTCGCACTCGTCCCAGACGACCTCGCGCAGCCCGTCGCCGTCCAGCGGGAACGTGCTCTCGTCAGCCATGTCAGAACTCCCTCTCGCCCAGGTCCTCGTAGGACGCCACCGTGTCTGACGCCGTCGCCGCCGTCTCCTCGACCGCCGTCACGCGCGCGGCCACGTCTGCCGAGGCCGCCCACGTCGTGCGCTCGACCGTGCCCAGCGTGAGACGCACAACGGGCTTGCCCTCGCCGAGCTCGCGCACGCGCCGCACGCAGCGGGCGCGCAGATGCCACTCGGGCTTGCGCGACGAGTCGATCACCGCCACGTCGTCGCCCAGCCGCACGCCCGCGCCGCCGTCCACGGCCGCGACGTCCACCTCGTAGGAGACGCGCGGCTCGCACGCCGCCGCGAGCGCCGCCTCGGTCAGTGCCTTCAGCTCCGCCGCGTCCTCGCAGTCCGGGAACACCACGTGCCCGAAGCGGTGCGCCCTCCCGCCCGCGTCGTCGGGGCGCCCCCACACCAGGCGCGCGGCCTCGTCGCCCACCCAGTTGGCGCCGCCGTTCACGGAGCCGAAGGTCAGACGCCGCGTGAACCCGCCCGTCGCCACGCCCTGCTCGTCGTAGATCGGCAGGCCCTTCCCGTAGCCGTAGAGAGCCGTGAACACCTCGTCCTCGAGCACCGTCCGCGTGCACGCCGCGAGCGTCTTGCCGTGGGAGAAGCGCGCCCCGCGCCACGCGCCCCGCCGCGCGGGCAGGTTGACCGTCCGCGAGCTCACGCGCCCGCCGGAAACCGCGATCACGGCCTCGGCCTCGCCGCCCCAGACCTCCTCGACGCGCCTGAGCGCAGCGAGGGCGTTCACGTGGTAGAGCAGGCACCCGCGCGCCGCGTCGCCGACGCCCACGTCGCCCGCGGACCAGCGCGTCACCCCGAGCACGGAGGAGAGCGCCTGCGCGGCCGTCTTGCTCACGAGCTGGATCTCCTCTACGAAGTCGCCCAGCAGCTCGCAGAGCGACGACTCCGCGTAGACGTGCGCGCGCCCGCCCAGCGGCTCGTCGGTGCGCACCACCACGTGCTCGCGCCAGACGCCGTCCGTCGGGTCGCGCCACAGCAGCCGCTCGCCCTTCTCGGGGGCGGAGAGGCAGTCGAACTCGATCGTGTCCTCGCCGCCGATCTCCTCGACGTGCGTGATCCCGCCCACGGCCGGCAGGATCCCCAGCCGCCCGTCAAAGCGGTCGAAGAGGTAGAGCGTCGGCACCATCTAGAGCCACCTCTCCACCCACTCGACGGTATGCGCCGAGCACCCGGAGAAGGCCAGGGTGTGAGAGCCGGGGGCAAGCGAGAAGAACGTGCTCTCCACGGCCACGTCGGCGGGGGCGGCCTCGCCCTCTACCGTCACGGCCTCGGACGCGAAGTCGAGAAGGACCACGTCCCCGGCTGCGAACTCGCGCTCCACCAGCACGTATCGCCCCAGGCCGTCGGCCACCTTCACCGAGGAGCCCGCGAGCGCCGTCATCTCCACCACCGGCCACGTCGCCCACGTGCCGCCGACCGTCAGCGTGCTAGCCGCGCTCGACTTCCCCTCCCCGTAGGCCACCGGGTCGAAGCACGTGAACGCCAGCTCGCAGCTGCCGTCCTCGAAGAGCGAGTCCCAGTCGGAGGCGTCCGTCACCACGGCGTCGCGCCACGAGAGCCCCGGCTCGCCGGGCAGCTCGAGCTCGGCGCCCGAGGGCGCCACGAGCCACCTGTACAGCACGTGACGGATCTCCGAGCGCTCGTCCGCACCGAGAGAAATGCCCGCGTCGAGGAAGAGCCGCACGCGCAGGACGCGCGGCGGCAGCTCGCAGCCCAAGAGCGCCGCGCCCGGCCGCCCCGGCACCATGAGCGCCCTCGGCGAGAGCGCGTGCCCCGCCGGCTCCACCAGCTCGGCCGTCACGTACGGCGAGAGGTCGTGCCCGTTGTACACGATGGAGCTCACAGCCGCCCCCGCGCCCGCCCGTAGGCCGTCGCGCGGCGCTGCTGCTCGCGCCCCATGCGGTCGGTCTCCGCCGAGCCCGCCCGCTGCTCGCGCGCGCCCTGCGCCGCCCTCTGGAGGGGGTTGCTCTTGCGCACCACGTCGCGGTCGTCCACGCCGCGCCCGGCCCTAACCCTGTCCGCCAAAGTCGATCACCACCGTCAGAATCAGCGTGAACCCCCAGAGCCACCGCCCGGATCCGTCGCGGCCGCGCGGCGCGGACCCGCCGGAGTCCGCGGCGGCCACCCTGCAGTGCCACCCGTCTCCGGCTCCCGTCCAGGAGTCCCGGCGCAGGTCGCGCTCCACCGCGCGGCACGTCGCCTCGGCGTCGCGCGGGTCCTCGCAGCACACGAGCACGTCCACGGGCACCCGCCCGCGCTCCGTGCCGTCCGCGAGCCGCGCCTCGCGCTCCCAGGCGCCCTGGGTCAGCACGATCGGCTCGCAGCAGAGGCGCGCCGGCGGCGGCGAGCAGAACGCGTTGCCGTAGCCCAGCGCTCTGAGCAGCGCGGCCGCCGCGCCGGCGACCCCGCCGCCCTCGGCGTCCCAGTCGTCCGGCACGTGCGCGCCGAGGGGCTCGGAGCATGCCATCAGCCCACCTCCAGCTCCCAGTGGTGCACCTGGCCGCGCACCACGCAGCACCGCCTGCAGGCCCTGACCAGCATCGACGGCCCCGCCCCTATGAGCACGCGCGTCCCGGCCGGCACCTCGAGCGCGCCCTCGCTGTTGACCGCGTCCACGAACACGGTCCCGTGCCCCGCGTCCGCCGAGCGGTGCGCGTCGGAGACGACCCCCTCCGCGCGCTCGAACCTCACGTGGCGCACGAGGCGGCTCTCGCCGCGCCCGCCGCCCTCCGCGGGCAGGAACACCAGCATGTCGTCGGGCAGCAGCCTCTTGGGTATCGGCCTCAGGTACCTCATCGGCGCGCCCCCGAGAAGCAGAGGCCCGTCCCCGCGAGCTCCGCGAGCGCGGCCTCCCGCGCCACCTCCGAGCCGGTCGCCCCCTCGTCGCGGTAGTTCGTCACCGAGAAGGACCCGACGGAGAAGCCGCCCACGCGCCCCTCGCCGTACTCGGCGTAGGCGTCGGCCGCCGCGCACACGGCGCGCCGCCAGGCTTCGGCCTGATCGTCGTCCCACTCATCGCGCACGTCGCGCGCCCCCGTGAGCGCGCCCACGCACCGCACCGCCGCCGGCAGCGCCTCCGCGAGCGCCTCGGCGGAAAGCGCCCCGCCGTAGCCGTCCTGGTAGAACCCGTAGGAGACGGGCGCGGGGCCGCAGCCCGCCGCGCCCGTCGCCCCGTCCACTATGCCAGCGGCGCGCAGGAGACGCGCACGCCGTCCAGCTTGTTGTCCAGCAGCTCCACGATGCCGTACTTGCGGTACTTCATCATGTAGCTGTCCAGGTTCTCCAGCTCGTCGGGCGAGAAGACCCTCGAGGCCACGTGCTTGTCGAACTTGATGACGGCGGAGCGCTCCACGACCATGAAGTTGATCGGGGCGCCCGCGCCCACGAGCTCGTAGTAGCTGGAGAGGCTGCCCGAGGCCGGGCTCGAGACGGGCGTGTACTGCTCGCCGCTCTTCGTGTAGTAGGTCTTGCCCGAGACCACGGAGGTGTCCTCGGTGAGCTGGTAGGTCCCCTCGGCGCGCGAGTACCCGAACTGGTCCTCGTCGCCGGAGTTGAGCGCGATCGCGCTGTAGAAGCGCGTCTGCGGCACCTCCACGATCCGGCTGAAGCGCTCGAGCACGCGGTTGGAGCGCGCCGGGTTCGCCAGGCTGAAGTCGTCCAGCACGCCCTTCAGCGTCGGCGTGATGAAGAGGATGCGGCTCCCGGTCGTGACCTCCGCCTCGTCCATCGCGTTCGTCGCGGCGCGCAGGCTCGCCAGCACGTCCTCGGCCTCCGCGTCGGCGAAGTCCTCCTCGGTGGGCGTCACGCCCTCGTGCCCCGCAATCTCGGAGAACGTGAAGGCGTCGGCCTCGGGCGCCACCTGCGTGCGCTGGAGCTCGGAGCCCGCCGCCACGAAGCAGTCGAGGACGCCCGCCTCCTCGACGTCCATGACGTCGGCCAGCAGCTTGATGCCGCGGTCGTAGTTGAACGTCTTGGTCTCGAACTCGTAGGTGATCGAGCCCGTCTTGTACCCGACGTTGCGGGTGTAGTCGCCGAGCCCAGTCACCTCGATCTTCGGGACCATGATCTCCTTGGCGTTGCGCCCGGCGCGCGCCATGCGGCGCGGGCTGTTCAGGCACGTCGAGCACGCGGCCCTCTTGTAGACCTCGTCCAGGACGGCGGTGTAGTTCTTGGTGTACGCGATGCTGTTTGCCATCTGCTACTCCTCGCTCTCGGGAAGGCCGGCGATCTTGCGCCAGCGGCTCATCTGCGACGACTCGTCGGCCCCGGCGGCGCCGGCGCTCGGGAGTCCCGTGGCTCCTGCCGGAGCGGAGGCGGGAGACGCCGAGAAGAGCCACGGCTCCGCGGCCTTCAGCTTCTCGATGTCGTTGTCGTGGTCGGCGAGGAGCGCGCGGGCGGCCTTGACGTTGCGGGCGCCGGCGAGCTGCAGCTCGAAGCCGACGCGCTCCTCGTCGCCCCTCCGGCGCAGCTCGTCCATCTCCTTGCGGAGCGCCTCCGCGCCCTCGGCCGTCTTCGCGGCCTCCGCGATTTCGCCCTCGAGCTCCGCGATGCGCGCGTCGCGCTCCTTGAGCGCAGCCTCGTAGTCCGCTCGCGCCTGGGCGGCCGCGTCACCGCCGGCAGCCGCTGCGCTCACCTGCGCCTGCGACGCCTCATCCTGGTCGTCGCGCTGCGGCGCCTGCTGCCGCGCGACCTCGTCGACCTGCTTCGCCTCGTCCTGCAAGCCATCCATCTGCCCGTCCTTCCAGTAAGGCGGGCAAAGAAATAGCCCGCACCCAAACGATGGGTACAGGCTATGGGCGTGTCACAAAGACCCGACGCGGGGATAATGGGGAGAAGGACGAGGGCGAGAGGAGGCCACGATGTGCGTGAGGATGTGCCCGCTCACGATGGAGGAGGCGCAGGCGGTGCTGGACGCGCGCGCCACTCCCGGCACGCACGCGATCCGCTACATAGAGCGCCCGGACCCCCTGCGCGACGCCCGCCCCGGTAGCCTCGTTCCCGTGTACGTTCCAAAGGACGATGGACTTGCCGTAGCTCGCCTCACATGGGGCTTCCCGCTCGACGGAAAGCCCAACGCCGTCTTCAACACGCGCATCGAGTCCGCCCTCGAGCAGCTGCGCCTGGGCAGGCGCGGCATGTGGGCGAAGGCCATAGCGGAAGGCCGCTGCCTCGTGCCCGTGCGCGCCTTCTACGAGGGGCACATGACCGAGAAGGTCGAGAGCGAGAGGACCGGCAGGCCGGTTCGCCGGCAGTACCTGTTCCGGCTTCCCGGCGCCAGGGCGTTCCTGCTCGCCGCCGTGCGCGAGGGCGACCGGTTCTCGATCGTCACCACCAGGCCGAACGCCAGCGTGTCGCCCGTCCACGACCGCATGCCACTCGTTCTCGGGCACGGGGAGTCGGGCGTGTGGCTCGGACCGGACTTTCCAACACTAGGGAGGCGAGACGGCATTTCGCTTATTTCAAGACCGGAGCCCTAGCGCCCAAGAGATTAAAACGGGATATACCAGTCGTTTCGGTCAAGTATGGTTCTAATTCGACTAGCCAAACGTTTCCTGAGAGACTCGCGACCCGCTTCGTTGTTTTCATATACGAGCACGCGGTGATGCTTGACGTCAAAGGGGACGTCATCGATGGACTGAGAGACTGGGATGACTTCCTTTCCCAAGGCGTGCGCGACACCGGTCTCGTACATTACGTTGGGGTTCTTGCCCGAGAAATCGACGATCACGATACACGCCGTCCGTATCAGATTCATTATGTCATCGATGAGGATGGATTCCTCCCAGACGTCATCCGCAGCCTTCAGCGTCAAGTGGTTCTCTCGGCATGCCCGGGCCATGGCGTTTCTGACGTCATCGAATTGTGGGGTGAATGGAATCATCACCGCAGCCATCGAGATGTCGAGTTTTGAAGCGGCGGATGTTGGGTTCATGGGCCCTCCGTTCGTGCCTTCGGGATGTGATTGGTCTCCGGCGCTCTTGTCGGCAAGCATCTTCTCAACCAGTGCCAGTGAGTCGGGGTCCTTGCTGTAGAGCTGCCCAATGACGGAAGCGACACATGACGGATAGTCTTCGTCCCCAAAATAGAGGCTCCTCAGGAGCCTGTCGTGGCCAGTGATGATCGTGCCGTAATTCCCTAGGTACATGGCAAGAAGCTGCCAATCGCCGTTGTCGAAGGTGTCTATGACCCTCCTTACGACTCGATCGATAAGCTCAACACGCCTCATGTCAATCATTGGTGCCCCCAAGATCGTCTCATCGGACTCATTCAGTCAACCGGCAGCCCGCGAATTATCAGTCTTCCCTCAAGCAGAAGCTTGTGCATGAGGTTCTTGCCATGATCTGAGTTGTCCATGGTTGCCCCATATGCAACCAGCAGGTTGTTGATCGAGTTTGCGAGCTTCGAGCGCCGCTCGTTGTTGATCCTCTCCGAGTTATCTGAACTGTCCAGCGGGAAATAGAAGACGAGCACAGTCTCACTCTCGTAAAGATCAACGCCGTCGAATATTGACTGGAAGTAGGAGTAGTCTGCCCTGCCGAGCGAGTGCCCGTAGAACTTAATGACGTCGGTCGCATCCTGAAGGTTTGAGCTGTTTGCAGTGCTTATCAGACCACCAGTCCTCGACCCGCCACGCAGCATGAGACGGTACGTCTTGGTGAACGGGACTGCGACGGGGTTGTCCATGCAGTCCTTGCCGTCTATGCCGAATATGATGTCTTCCCCAAGCTTTCCGTGGATGTTGACGAACACGCCGTCGTCGCCCTTGTCGAAGTGGTCTTCGGCAACGCTCGTGTAGTTGAAGCTCAGAACGGAAGTCGACACATAGAAGTCCTCGTCGCTCTGCTTGCCGTCCTCAACAATCATCCGGCAGAGGTTCCTACATTCCCCGACATACTCGTTGTTGTCGTCAATCTCCTTGGATAGATGGGCACCGAAAGCCCGCTCGAGCCTTCCCAGATCTCGTTTAAGCAGCTTGACGAAAAACTCTGGAGTGCATTGCTCGTCGGAGAGCTCGGGGTTGATTGTTAGGACGTAGCGAGCGATGTTGCAAAAGAGATGGGTTCTGTCATCCTCTTCGCCCGCAAGGCGTCTGCCGCCTTCGCGCCACACGGTGCATGTCATCCCGTCAGTGAACAGGTCCGCGCGCTTCACTGCCTTAAGCGCGCCCCAGAACAACGACGTCTTGGAGTTTTGGTCAGAGTAGGAGAGAATCCACCTCTCCATTTCGCCTTCGACGTCGCACCACGCGTCATCTATGTTCGCCTCGAGAATAAAGTCCCAAAGGGTCAGGTCGGAGTCTTCTAATACACTCTCCCAAGCTGCCCTGCTGTAACTTTCGATGCCAGCAATCACCTCGAATCGGGGCTTGAAGAAGTCGCCGAATCTCGAGTGGAGCCCGCACTGGAGGTCGAAGCCGTTCCCCAGGATGATGAGCTGCTGCCAGCTGGACTTCGGATATGAAGAGAGCTCACGATACATAGAAGAATGGTCAGGAATCGTGTAGTTTGGGGTCATGACCTCAAATGCTCCGCCCAGATCATAATCGGGTAGCTTTAGCGCAGAAGCATCAAAAGCCTTCGTCACCTCGTCCGTCAGAGAAGACGGGAACGAGCTGGACAGAGATCCGAAGTCTGTGCCCGCAAGAGCGTCTCGGATAGGGTCAGTTACCGAGCTGGCGATGTCTGCCAGCTTTGACGCCTGGCCAATCGCCGAACTGTCAAATTGAGGAATGTGGGAGACGACTCCCTTCGTCGCGTCAGCCGTGCGCCCCTGCCCTTCGCCTAGCTGATCCAAGCTGCCCCCTTATCCCAGAATCTCGCTGCCGAACTCCGCCAGCGTGAACGCGTTATCCGCGTCCGGCGCCTCGCGTTCGAACACCATGAAGTATCGGAACCCGGCGCCGGCCATGTCGGCCCACCGCGTTCCCAGACGCAGCTTCCGCCTGGCGTCCTCGGCCAGATGCTCGCCCTTGGTCTCTATCGCCATGAGGACGCCGTCGTCGCGCAAAGCGAGGAAGTCCGGGTAGTGGTTGACAAACCCGTTGATGCCGAACTCCCCGGGCTTGCGCTCCACCACGCGGTGCCACCACCTCACGCGTCGGTTGTTCGCGAGCAGGTCCACCATCTTTCGCTCCAGCCCGTCGACGCGGCCGTCCTCGGCCTCATAGAGCGCCCCGTCGTAGGCAGTCATAGGGGTTGCTTGCACGAACGACTCGGGGAACCGGTACGCCGGCTCGAGCCGCACGTCACCCCGCGAGAGGAGCTTTCCGAAGCGGTCCTCGCAGAAGTCGTCGGCGAGCCCGCGCACGGCGTCCGTGACGGCGCGTGCGACGCCGCCCACGCTGTGGAGGCACGCGTCCACGACGGGCGAGTCCATGTCGTCCACCACGCGGGCGATGTAGCCCGTGAGCTGGGCGCTCCCGAAGGTGTTCTTGAACTGAGAAGACATCGCCTGGAGGACGAGCGCCTTCAGGCTCTCGCGCTTGCCCTCGTCTGACATGTTGGCGAAGAGCATCGCCATGTTCTTCCTGACGTCGTCCTCGAGCCAGCGGATGCGGTACTCGTCGGAGTCCGAGGCGAGGTCGACCTCGCGCGCCTCGGAGAACGTGTCGGGGTCGACCTTCACGTCCTCGATGCCGTACTTGGACAGCCTGAAGTCCGCGAGAAGGTCCTCGCGGTCGAGCGGCTTCCACGTCTCGTCATCGGTGAACAGGCCACCGTCCACGCGGATCATGAACTGCGGGACGGCGAGCTCCCTCGCCGAGTCTGAGACCGCCTCGCGCATGCGGTATACGTTGGATCCCCCTCCCAGGCCGCCGAGCAGGGGGCCGGCGTCGCCCGAGCCGGCCTCCTCCTCGAAGCGCTCCTCGACGTGCTCGGAGGTGCCGATGATGTCGTCCACGGACGCGGGCACGGCGGCGTCGCCGGCGCTGTCGGGCACGGTCAGGTCGAGCCCGTCGAGGTCGAGGTCGTCTCCCTCGCCGCCCTCGGGGTCGTCTGCCGGCTCGTCCGGGAACTCGATCTGGTCCTGCTGCGCGGGTACTGCGGGCGCAGTCCCGGCGGCCTCGACGTCCTCGCGCGAGAATCCCACGCCGTTGAGGCCGTCGACCACCTGCGTGAGGGTCGCGTCGAAGTCCGCGGACGCCGTGAGCACGTAGGCGATGTTGAGGCTGCGCGCCCCCGCGCGAGCCGCGTGGGGCTGCCTCAGCACGCGCCCCACGATCTGCTCCACGCTCACCTGCGAGCTCTTGTTGGCGACGGTGGCCAGCACGTAGGCGAAGGGGCAGTCCCAGCCCTCGGCGAGGGCCTCCACGGTGATGATGAAGCGTATCGGACACTCGCGGCTCATGAGGTCGGCCCCGCCGATCTCGTCCACGTCGCCCGTCCGCACGGCAATCTCCTCGGCAGGGATGCCGCCCTCGACGAGCTTGTCCTTGAGCCTCTGGTAGGTCTCGGCGCCCTCCGTGCCGCGCCGCTCGGCCTGGAAGAGCACGATGGGGCGTATGTAGCGCCCGGTCCTCTTCTCGTCCTGCTCGGCTATCGCCTCGAGCCTGCGCTGGAGCGTGACGGCGTCGGCGATGGTAGTCCGCTTGTCGGGGCGGCGGTACACCACCACGGGCAGCTTTACCATCTCCTCGCGCTTGAGCTGGCGCGCGGTCGCCTGCGCGATCACGTTCGCGCCCCTGGCCGGCGTAGCCGTGAGCTCCAGCACGAAGCGGGGGTTGAGGTTGCGAAGCATGTCCAGCGAGAGCTTCGAGCGCGCGTGGTGGCTCTCGTCCACGACAACGATCGGGTTCGTGCCCGCGAGCGCGGTGATGAGCGCCGTGTCGTCCGCGCCCTCCACGTCCACGGCGGTGCCGGCGTCACGCTGGTGGGCGGTGAGGCCGGCGAGCGCCGAGTTCTCCGCGTAGGCGCGCCTCCCGTCCTTGTTCTTGAACGAGTCGTAGGAGAGCACGAAGAGCGTGAGTTGCTCGCCGACGGTCGACGCGGTGAACGAGCGGCCGCGCAGGCCGTCCTCCTTGTCGAGCACCTCCACGCGCCCGCCGAAGTCGCGGTCGAGCGCCATGCGCAGGAAGTGCCCGGGGTTGCGGAAGTTGCGGAGCGTCTGCGACAGGATCTCGCGCCTCGGCACGAGCCACGCCACGACGTTGGCGGCCGAGGGCAGCGCCTCGGTCAGCACGCGCACGGCGCTCGCGCCGATGAAGGTCTTGCCGCCGCCCGTGGGCACCTTGACGCACACCTTCGGCGCGCCGCCGAGGTCGTCGCGGTAGCGCTCGACCCCGCCCTGCCCGGGCGTGAGCCCGACCGCGTTCATGAAGACGCCGTAGGCCGTCGACGCGTCCCTGGTCATCGCGTACGTCCTCGCGAAGCGGCCGACCTCCCTGAGGACGTCCCTCTGGTACTGCTTCAGCTCCATGGCTAGATCCTCGCTATCTGGTCGGGCACGCGCTTGAAGACGACGCCCATCTCGTCGAGGCGCTCGGGCGCGATGGCGCAGCGGTCCGCGTAGATCACGGTCGGCGCGCCCTTGCGCGGGAGGCCCCGCAGAAGGTCGTAGGTGAGCGCGGTCTCCTTGCCGGGCTCCCAGGCGAGGTAGTAGACCGCTTGGGCGCGCTCGCCGAGGAGGTAGGGGTGCTCGTCCGTGAGGTCCTCGTAGGGCGCACGCGTCTCGGTCGCCCAGACGTAGCGCGCGAGGTCGCCGCGCGTGACGGCGGGGTCGATCGAGCCGTCCGCCCGGAACAGCGCGGGGCCGAGCTCGTAGTAGGAGAAGCCGGAGTCGATGCCTGCGACCGCGCTCTTGCCCTCGCCGTAGCCGTGGATGACGCGGCGCACGCGCTCGGAGGTGACGGTGTCGGCGTAGTCGTCGAGCTCCACGAGGATGAAGCGACGGGAGCCGCCGTCTTCGGCGTTCAGCCTCAGCGTAGCGTGAGCAGTTGTTCCAGAGCCGGCAAAGGAGTCGAGAACGAGCGCGTCGTCACCAGCCGCCACTTGAAGCACACGTTCTATAAGGCGTGTGGGCTTTGGAGTATCGAAAGGAATCTTTCCGTCAAAGACGGACTTAAGTTCTTTCTTTGCTTCGTCGGTGTGTCCGACTTCGCTATGAGGCCACCAATTGGTAGGAGGCAAGCCCTCGACATTGGAAAGATAGGTCTTTCGACGAACACCTCCATTCCCGCCTCGCGTGAAAAACAGGCGGGGCCATTGGCCACGCTCCATAACACTACTGGCGAGACGTCTCGCCTCTTCAAGTGGGACAGAGAGAACCAATCCGAGAACATCCTGGCGAACTTCACCAGGACGTAAATTGCAAACAAGTCCACGCTCTGCCTCATCATGAAGATTGCACAGTTCATAGGGCGCCCATCCGTTCATGATTTCGAGCAGAGATTGCTGCTGAAAACGCCAGTGAGCATCTTGCGTGGGATATATCATCTTCCCGGTAAACGGATGCTGGACTGCATAGACCATGCCCTGATGAGATGCTCCACCAGGCGCAAATGCCGAAGTATTCTGCCACGGGCCATTTGGGTCGTTGTCAGGATTTTTGTACTTAGCATCCATATCGGCCGTTCGAGGAAGTTTGTTTGGCTGCCAGCCAGCACTTTTTCCGTATACAAGAATGTGCTCGACTTCCGTGGGAATACCCTTGGAATCATTACGCATGGAGTAGGTTCTCTGCCAAGAAATATCACCTACAAAGCACAACGGGGCGAAGATCTCGTCGCAGATGAGCTTGAGGTTAGCGAGCTCCGTGTCGTCGATGCTGATGAAGATCGCCCCCGTCGGCGCGAGCAGCTTCCGCAGCAGCTGCAGCCTCGGGTACATCATGCACAGCCACTTGTCGTGGCGGCTGAAGTCCTCGCCCTCCTTGCCGACGACCTGACCGAGCCACTTCCTGATCCTCGGGTCGTTCACATTGTCGTTGTAGACCCACCCCTCGTTGCCGGTGTTGTACGGCGGATCGATGTAGACGCAGTCGACCTTCCCCTCGTACTCCGGCAGCAGCGCCTTCAGCGCCTCGAGGTTGTCGCCGTGGATGACCATGTTCCCGCAGTCAGAGCCGTGGCTGTCCAGTACGCCCTTCTCGGGCACGCGCTCGAGCACGCGATACGGGACGTCGCGGTGGTGGTTGACCACCTTCTCCTTACCCATCCAGTTGAGAGTCGGCATTGACGCACATCCAATCCGGCACACGCCGTGACGGTCCATAACACAATGCAATCATTATCCCACAGGGACCGGTCATGTTGAAAAGTCAGGGCCGTGCAAGGCGAGAAGAACGAGAAGAACGTCGGCACGTCACCATGCTCGATCCGAACGACCCGAGATAAACCCATTGCCGTAGCGACCACCTGGACGCAGCCCAATCCTGCTCGAGTTTTGCCCGCCGCCACCCGGGGTGCCGCCACCGCCGTCCGCTGCCCATCGAGGGCTGTCCGCAGCCCGCCCGCCTCCGCTCCGTTGCGCGCACGGCTCGGGCCCGCCCCGCCCCACGCGCGAGGGCCGGTCCCACGGCCGCCCCGCCCGCTCCGGCTGTGTATTGCGCCGCGGCTCGCTCCAGCCGGCTGCGCCCTCGCATCGCGCCCGGCTCGGTCCGGCCGGCTGCGCCGTCCACCCCTCGCGGCGGGCGCATGCTTCGGGCTCCGCCGTCTGTCGCTCGCACCGCGCGCATACACAGCCTCCGCGTCCGGGGCGGCCTGACGTCGGTCAACCTTCGCGAGGGGCGGGTCGGCCCCTCGCTGCGGCGCGCACTCCGCTACGGCAGTCGGGCTGCTGCGCCGTCTCGCTCGTCCGCTGCCGGCAGTGTCGGCACCCAGCCCGGCGGCGGGCGTCCCGGCGCGAGGCCCGTGCCCGAGTGCGACGGGGCCGTTGCCGAGGCCGCCTCCGGCAACCGCGCCGCGCGCGGTCCGGCTCCGCCGGTCCCGGTCGCGGCCGCGCCCTCAGCGGTCGCCAGCCCTCCGCCAGGCGTCCGCCTCGTCGTCCCAAGCGAGCTCGACGCCGCCGGCGAGCTCCTCGAGCCTCGCGAGCGCGACCCCGAGCCACTCGACCAGATCGTCGCAGGGGCCCATCGCCCAGTGGGTGATGTAGCGGCACTGCGAGAAGCACGCGTCCCCGAGCGTCTGCACGTCGTCGATGCGCGAGAGCTCGCGCCTGAGGCCGCGCACGTCGTGCAGGGCGATGTCGTAGCGCTCCTCGTACGAGTGCCCGCAGTCCATCCTGAAGCCGAGCCCCCAGAAGCGCTCCGCCCAGTCGAACCTATCGAGCGCGGCGGCGCCCCACTCCTCGATCCTCTCCCTGAGCTCACGCGCGAACCGCGCGACGTCGCGTCCCTCCACGACATCCTCCCTTCCTCGTCCGAGACGATTGTCCCACAAGGGATGACGAGAAGAACGACGCTTCGCAACAGTACGTCTGACCTGAGCCTCGTTTTCGACAGACGATAGAGAATTGTCGACAAGTACAGGGCGAGAAGAACGTCGAGAAGGACGAGAAGGGCGATTGTTTCGCCGCCCGCCCGGCACCGCCGCCACCGGCCGCTGCCAACCAGGGGCCGAGCGCGCCGTGACCGCCGCCGCTGCGTCGCGCGCACGGGGCGTCCGTGCCGCCGTCGTGCGCGCGGAGGGCAGTCCCACGGCCGCGCCCCGCTCCGGTCGCGTCTTCGCCGCCGACTCGGGTCAGCCCGCTGCGCGGTCTGCCCTCGCCAGGGGGCTCAGCCGCTTCCCTCCGCTCTCGCGCGGCCTGCAGCGGCCGATGCGGGCGCGCACGCCGTCGTCACGCCCGCCCGGCGGCGCGCGCCTTAGCGCCGTCGGCCCCGGCGCTGGCGGATCCGGCTCGCCCGCGCCCGGCGTCGCCGGTGCCCGACCGGGCGGCGCCCCTGCGAGCCGTCGCCTCGTCCTCGCCATGCCACTTTGTCCGGTACTCCCACGGCTCCAGCAGCCCCGCCGCGACCTCGTCCATGTCCTGGCGCTTCTCCGCCGTCGTGTCCGTGATGATGCTGTCGTCGAACGTCACGCGCACGAGACCCTCGTCGGGGAGCTCCACACCCAGGCGACGCTCAGCCGCCATGAGCGCCCGGCAGATGCCCGCGAGCGCGCCCTCGAGCGCGCGCTCGTGCCGGCGTATGTTCCTCATCAGCGCGCTGTTGTCCGCAGACACCTCCGTGGCCGTCTTCACGTAGCCGACGTTCTCGAGGTCGAAGTAGTTGATGCCGAAGCCGCAGAGGTCGCCGAGCGTCTGCAGCGCCACCCGGAACGCCCGCGCCTGTGCCTCGGTGCGCAGCGTCGGCGCGAACTCGTGGATCGTGTCCTCGGTCGACATGACCTTCCTGAACACCGTGCAGTCCTGGCGCCCGAACGGGATGGAGACGCGCCCGCCCTTGCCGTCGCGCTCCGTATCGAACATCACGTCCGAGAGGAACACGCGCATCTTCCCGTTGTCGATCTCGCTCATCATCGCGTCGTAGCACAGGTCGACCGCCTGGATCGCGTCCACCGCGTCCGCGAACACGCTCTGCCCGTAGGGCGACATGTCCACGCGCGTGTTGTCGATTGCCGGCTTGACTATCGAGAAGGTCGGCCATACGGAACCCGTGTCGTACACCGGGCACACGCCCTCCGGCTCGACCCTGTTGCCGTCTCGGTCGAAGCACGCCGTGACGATCCGGTACGTGCCCTCGCCTGCATCGTCAGTCAGGCGAGAAGAACTCGAGCTCGCGCCCTCTCCGAGAGATTCGCTTGGCGAGAAGAACGCGCCGCCCGCGCCCCTCAGGTGCAGCTGCACCTGGTCGACGGCCCTCCCGCGCCAGAACGCCCGCGTCACGAACGCGCACTCCGTCACGCCCTCCTCGTCCCACGTGAGCGGCACGACCATCCGCGCGTCGTAGCGTCGCACGCGCACCTCGCCCGCGCCCGCGTCCACCCAGAGCGCCCACGCGCCCGTGCCCAGGCCGAACGCCCGCACAACGCACTCCTGAGCCGAGGCGAGAAAGCCGGTCCGCGCCATCCACGCCGCGAGCCAGTCCGTGCACGCCTGCTCCGCGCACGCGACCTGCGTCCGGTCGTTCAGCAGCAGCGACCCCCACTCCCGGCACACGCGCATGGCGGGGTGGATCGAGCGCCGGTGCACCTCGTACACCCGCCCCACGCCGTCCGTGTCCCTATAGTCGTAGAAGTCCCCGAGCGCCCGCATCCACCTATCCCACGCCCGGATGTGAGGCTCCATGTCCTCCAGCGGCAGCGTGAACCCGAGCGACCTCAGCCACTCCCTCACGTGCTCCGGCACCCAGTACTCGTCATCCAGCCCCTGCACAGCGCACCTCCCGCCTCGTCCGAACACGCCCATTGAACCCGCCCGTCACAAAGGTCGAGAAGAACGCCCGAGATTCAGCACCCAACTGAATCTGCCAGTTTGATGAGGCGAGAAGAACGCGCGGCAACCGTCTCCGGTTACTGCGCGCCCGTGCGTCTTCGCACCATCTTCGATTGGACGAGAAGAACGCCCGTCTAGTTATCGTTGTATCCGTGAGCCCGCGTGTCGAGGCAGTCCTTCCACCACTGTTCCCGCTCCAGCACCTTCTGCGGGTCGTAGCTCATGCCGAAGTACTCCAGGAGCGTGAACTCGAAGTTCTCTCGGAAGTACCCCTCGCCCTCGCGATCGTAGAGCTCTCGCAGCTTCTTGTTGCCTCCGTGCTTGGAGTCAAGGTAGCTGCCCCAGCGCGCCGCCACGCCGCCCTCACCGGTGGCAGAGCCTATGTAGAGCTTTCCGGTCCTGGTGTCCGTGAGGCAGTAGACCCCGGTCACGCTCTCTAGTGCGTCATGGTAGGAGGACATGATCTCGCGCCTGAAAATCCTGTCGAGCTTCGCGTAGGGCAGGTGCACGCGGTCGTACCCATCGAACGCCTCGCCGGTGTAGAGCGCCGGCAGGATCTCCTTCACCGTCGCCTCGCCGAGGAACTTGTCGAGCCTGAACACGTAGAGCGAGAACTTGTTGCCCTTGTGGAGGTTGATGATGAGCCTCCCGAACAGGGGCGCGTAGGTCTCGAGAATCCGTACCGTCGCATATCCGTTCTCGCTCCCGTACTCAGGTGTGTCCACAATCTCGGCGGCAGACACGAAAAGCCACTCGTCCTGGCGGTAGAGGCGCATGAAGCTGAACACCCAGTTGCCCTCCCGGAAGTTCCTTCGGTCCGGCCTGTACCAGGTCCAGTACGAGCACCTCTTGGCCAGGCCGGCCGCTCTTTCGTCCTCCGGACGGTCGAGCCATCGGTCGATGAACGGCTCCTTGGTCTTTCCGTCGTTCATGTTCAGCTCGATCTTGCTGTTCTCAATCCGCTCTTCCGTGAGGTTGAGGATGCTGTTCAGAGGGATGTTCATGGCACACCTGCCCGCATAGCTGCAATTTACTAGTTCATTTTAGGCGAGAAGAACGCGCGGCGACCATTTCCGGCTATCGCACGTCCATACATACATGCACCATCATTTAGCTGCCGAGAAGAACACCCGCGTCGCTACCCTCTCAGCACGTCGTCCATCATCGCGTAGCGCACCGCGTCGATCGAGTGGTCGTTGCCATCGGGAATGTCGTCCAGCCACGTCCCGTCGCGGTCGCGGTCGTACTCCTTGAGTCTGAACTCCTCGTAAGCCAGGGGCGCCCGCTCCGGGTCGATCACGATCTCGCGGAGCCCCGCCAGCCACTCGTAGGAGAGCCTGCGCATGTTGCTCTTCCTCGCAGGGCGCACCCGCAGCCCCGCCTCGCGCCGCCACACGGCCATGCTCTGCTTGCCGTCCGGCGTGTCGTCGCACCAGATCAGCTCGTCGTGCAGGTAGGTGTCCTCGCCGGGTCCGTCCGCGTAGGTGAGCGCCGAGGCCACCATCGCCGCCGTCTCGCTCGGCGTCTTGCGGTTCGCCGAGAGCTCGCCGAAGATCGTGAGCCTGCGCTCGCCGGGCTCCCACCCGCAGCGCACGAACCGCCACGGGTCCGGGAACCAGCCCCAGTCCACGCCGCACCGCGTGCGCGAGAAGCCCCGGCACGCCGCGTCGGACAGGCGCACGCTCACGACGTTGTTGAAGACCGAGCCGCCCGTTCCCGTGACCTCTCCCAGGTACTCAGAGCGCCACGCCTGCTCGTCGACCTCGCGCAGGTACTTGGCCTCCTCCACGAAGGGGCCGCCCAGCCACTCCGGGTGGCTCTCGATCACGTCGAGGTAGCTCGACTGCCGCACGAGCGTGTCCGAGCGCCGCTCGCGCTCCAGCTTCTCGCGGTTCACCCAGGACCACAGCGTCCTCGGCGGGTTGTAGCTGTAGAAGATCCAGAAGTCGTCGCCGCCGCGCCGAAGCGAGTTCAGGATGCTCCTCACCGCGTCGATGCCGTCGAACTGGTCCAGCTCCTCGAACCAGACCACCGCAGCGTAGCCGCGCGCGAACTTCACACCCTTGAGCTTGAGCGGGTCGTCCGCCCCGCGGAACACGATGCGCTGCCCGGTCGGCAAATAGGTCAGCTCCATCGGAGAGATGCGCGCGTGGAACCACGCGTCGAGCCCCAGCGCCGCGATCGCCCACGTCATCTGCGAGAACACGGAGTCGCGCAGCGTGTTCGAGAACCTGCGCACCACCACCGCGTTCGCCTCCGGGTGCGCCAGGAGGAGAAGGACGACGCACACGGAGATGAACGAACTCTTTGTGGAGCCGCGCCCGCCGTGGAGCCAGTAGTGCGTGTGCCCGTGCGCCATCACGTCGCCCAGAACGTCGTGAAAGCGCGGGATGACGAGCGAGGAGGCGTCAACCATCGGCGCGCTCCTCGCCGAGCCCGTCCAGCGGCAACCTCTCCTGCACCGGCTGCGCCACCACGCCGAGCACGATCCTGGGCGCGGCGTCGGCCCTGGTGTCGTCGCCCTTGCGCTCCGCCTTGCCGAACTCTTCGGGGTACTTGCGCTCGAGGAGCCACGCCGCCGCCGTCCAGTACTGGTTGCGCGCCAGCGCCGCCGAGCGGATCGTGGTGAGCAGCGTCCGCTTGAACGCGCTCTCCTCCTTTTTTAGTCCCTCGCTTAACGCGCGCTGCAGCCTGTTCTTCGGGTCGCCGATCCAGCGGTAGAACGTCGACTCGTGGATGCCCAGCGCGCAGATGATGTCGCCGTTGGAGAGGCCGTCCGCCTTGAGGCGGATCGCCTCGTCCACCATCTCCTGCGTCAGCTTCGGACGCCTCGCCATGCGAATCACCCCCGTGAAGTCCAATAGGTCTCTCACGGTGGATTCTCGCCACGCGTCACAAGAAGGGTCAGCGGGCGAGCTCTTTCAGCGCGTCCCCGAGCGCGGAGATGCGCTCGCGGTCGAGGGTGTAGCGCAGCCAGCGACCGTCTTTTCGGGCGCTGACCAAGCCGCACTCGGTGAGGAGCTTCATGTGGTGCGAGAGGGTCGGCTGCCCGATGCCGAGGCCCTCGAGGAGCTCGCAGGCGCAGGTCTCTCCGCCCTCGGCGAGGGAGGCGACCACAGCGAGCCGCCGCTCGTCGGCGAGCGCCCGAAGGACGTCGGCGCGCACGGGCGCGGTCACGCCGGGAATCTCGCCGCGCTCCACGCGGCATGCCAGGTCGCGCACCCTCGCCTCGATGACGCGGGCGGTCTCCCGGAACGCCTCGGGGCCGCGGCCGGCGGGATCCTCGAGCCCCCAGTCCTCGCGGTGCGCGCACGGGAACACGGGGCACCGGACCCCGCACCCCATAGTCACCACGATGTCCGCCTCTCCCAGCTCGTCGAGCGTCTTGGGGCGCAGGCCCGTTCCGTCTATGCCGTAGAGCTCCGAGAGCGCCCGCAGCGCACCGGGATCGACCTCGGGCACGGGGTCGGTGCCCGCGGAACAGGGGTCAAGCACGTCGCCCGCGATTTGGCGTGCTATTGCTTCCGCCATCTGGCTCCGGCACGCGTTGTGCGTGCAGACGAAGGCGACGCGCGGCCGCCCGATGCTCCGTGCTCCCATGTGGCCCTCCCTGTTCTGAAAGCGTGACTCACGCAATTATTCTACTATATATCGACGTTCTTCGATGTATAATATTTCGACATCCATCAATGTGTTTACAGAAAGGGGAGCTATCATGGCTACGAGCAACGACGTCCCTTCCTGGGCTTCCGTCATCTGCGAGAACAGCACCTCGACCAGCCCTGCGGACATCCTGGAGGACCTCATGGCAGCGCCCGAGTGCGCGGCGTTCGGCCCCGTCCACCACTTCCTCGTGGGGGCCGCCCTGCTGGCGTCCGTGCGCAACGCCACGGGTTCGGGCGACCTGAGGGGGCAGCTCCAGGAGCTCTCCGAGCGCTCTGGCGCGGTTCCCGGCGGCGCGTGCGCGCGCTGGGGCGTGTGCGGTGCTGCCGCATCGTGCGGCATGGCGCTCTCGATCCTGCTTGGCAATGCCCCTCTCAAGGCCGAGGGCTGGAGCGAGACGCAGAAGATGGTCGCCGACCTGCTGGGGCAGATTGCCCAGGCCGGCTCCCCGCGCTGCTGCAAGCGCGACTCTCGCGTGGCCGTGCGGGGCGCGGTCCGCTGGTTCAACGAGGTGCTGGGCGTTGACCTTCGGCAGCCGACCTCAGAGCCGGTCTGCGCCGTCTCGTCGGACAACGTCGCGTGCATCGGCGCGCGCTGCCCGTACCACGGTTAAGAGTGAGAGCGGCGGAGCGAATCACCCCGCTCCCGCTTCCCCGCAAGCCCGTACTTCCTGCACAGCCGCGAGTTCCGCTGCCGCATCCTGTCCCGCTCCCGCCGCACGTCGTCTATGTCGGCGGCGTCCTCGGCGTGCGCCCGCTCGCGCTCCAGCTGCTCGTTGAAGGCCCGCTCCTGCGCGAGGTGGTACTCCTCGGTGCACCGCCGGCACATGCCCGTCTGGCGGTTGATCTTCACGCCCACCGCCCCGCACTGCGGGCACACCGTCTGCACGGCCAGCGAGCAGTGGATCCTGCTCGCGCGCATCTCCACCGCCCGAACGGAGTGGCGCACGCCGCACCTCCGCTCGATCTCGGCGGCGGCGAACTCCGCTCCTCGGAAGCTCACCTCGCGCAGGACGTCGTCCTGCTCCTCCGTCCACCAGCTCATCTCCGCCACCCCCTCGGACCGACCGCCTCATGCCCGGTCAAGACAGAGACGATGCCCCTGAGCAGGACGAACGCCCCCCTGTCTCGACGTCTTGACCGGTTTCCGACCCAGAGCCCCCGTGCGCGTGCGCGCCCGCGCGCGCCCGCCCGCGCGCGAGGGGCCCGTACCCACCAACCCAGTCAAGACGGAGAGACAGGAGCCGGACGCGGCCACCCTCACCAGCCGGAACCCCCGTCTTGACTCGTGTCTCAACATGGCCCGCCCCCTTGAGACGGCGGGACGCTGGGCGCCGCCCCCGCCGCGCGGTCGAGCAGCGCCTCCAGCGCCTGGTTGTCGATGCAGACGCAGTAGACGCGCGTGTCGCCGAAGCGCTTCTGCCGCGTGAACCCGCGCCCGCGCCCCTCAACCAGGAGGCCCTCGTCCGCCATGCGGCGCAGCGTCTTCTGGCGGTCGAAGTTCGCGTCGGCGAGCGCCCGGTCGAGCACGGAGGAGAACACCCACCAGCAGAACCCCGGTCGGTCACGGTACTGCTCCACGCACCCCCAGCGCTCCAGCCGGTCCATCTCCGCCGAGCTCTCGAAGTGCAGCCGGCTCCTCACCAGCCACTCGGCCACGAACTGGATGGCCTTGAGGTCGGTGTCGGTGCCGTCGGCGCCCGTGGCGTTCACGAGCGCCCACGAGGCCATGCGCATCGCGCCCTCCAGGCACGCCGCCCACTCCGTCCCCGGCGCGAACACGTAGAACTGCGCGAGCGCGTCGGCGAGCGCCAAGAGGGCCACGTTGTCCGCCTGCGGGTGGCCGTTCGCAGCCTTGCCCACGGCGTCGCGCAGGCGCCGGAACTCTCCGGCGTAGAAGGCGGGGTCGTTGCGCCTCAGCGCCTCCACGAAGGCGCGCCCGGCCGTGCCGTGCTCGGCGGCAACGAGATGGTGCATCGCCTGGGCGGCGCGCACGTCGGCGAAGGGCTCCCCGCAGAGCTCGAGCGTCCTGTTGGCGGCTCCCTGCTGGGTCGACGCCCCCACGATGGGGATCTCGCCGGTGGCTATGGTGAGGCTGTGCCAGCTTCCCGCCCGCATCATCGAGCGGTCGCTGTTCAGCGCCCCGCGCTCGTGCCCGAGCGAGAGGGAGTACAGAAGGTCCTCCACCACCTGGCGCTTCCCGGCCTGCCCGCCCACGGCGCCCTTGCTCTGCAGCTCGTCCACGATCACCGGGATGTCGTGCAAAAGCGCCGCCGCCCGCACGATGCTCTTCGGCGTGTCTGAGAAGGTCCGGAAGTAGCTGTCCGCTCCCTCGGTCGGGTCGCCCCACACCGACCCCGCCGCCTTCAGCGTAGGCGTCTTGCCCGAGCGGCTGCGCCCCCACAGGTACACGATGAAGGTCTGCACGCCGAGAAGCGAGACCAGCGGCGAGGCGAAGCTCGCCGCCATCACGCACCGGAACGCCATCGAGGAGGCTCGCGCGGGCGCCACGCCCGCGACCCAGCCCTCGAGCGTCCCGGCCGGCTCCATGAAGGCTCGGGCCTTCACCGCCTCGTCCGGGCTCGGGTCGAACCTCACCTTGCCGCCCGCGTCGTAGGGCATGAAGGAGGAGAGCGCGCCCTCCGCCCAGCCCAGGTGCGTGACGCTCCTCGCGCGCGGCCGCGCCCAGCCCCAGCGGCGCTCCACGTCGGTGAGGTAGCGCACCACGTCCTTGGCGTTGGCCGAGGAGACGTTCGCGCCCATGGGCGCCAGCGCCCCGATGATCTTGCTCTGGTTGAGCAGCACGTCGCGGTCGAGGGCGCGCTCCCGCACGCCGCCCGGCACCGTCACGCGCACGAGGGCGCGCACGTCGCCGGTGTCCACGTCCACGAGGTCGGTGGCCACCCAGGGCGCCGTCGAGCTCACCGAGCGGCGGAGCTCGCCGTCCCGGTCGCAGGCCCAGAGCCTGCCCTTCGCATCGACCCGCCAGCCCTCCGCGGAGGGCGCGTTCTCGAAGTCGGGCGCCTCATCGCCCGCGGCGGCCCCACGTCCCGTACCCCCGCGTGCCCCGCCCGCGTCGGCAGACGAACATATGTTTGTGTTGTGAGCGGCAGGGGGCTTGCCTTTCTGCCTTCTTGCGGCCCTCGGCCTGTAGAACTCCGTGGCTCCCGAGATCGCGCGCTCTATCGTCTGCGCGCCGTAGGTGGTGCCGCCGCGCCTGCTGTCCCACTTGTCCCGCATGAGCCCGGAGGAGCGGAAGATCCTGTCCATCCGCGCCGCGTCGCCCGCGCACCAGAAGGCGAGGTGCGAGCACAGCGCCATGTCGGCGGCAGAGTGGTCGCCGCCCTGCGCGGAGGTGTCGCCGGCCATGAGGGCGCGTATGGCGTCCCCGTTGCGCGAGGAGCACATGCGCTCGATCAGCTCGGCGTCCGTCATGCCCCCGGCGCCCGCGCCCGCGGCTGCCTCGCCCAGCCTGGGCTGGGCCGTTGCCGCCTCCGGCTCGATCCACGTCCGGTACGCCCGCTCGACGATCCCGGGGTTCTCGGCCAGCGTGCCGCGCCCCTCGAAGACGTCGCCCGTCACGGTGAAGTACCGGTCGTGGTCGTACATCTCCACCACCCGGCCACCCGGCTGCCTGCGGCGGCTGCGCTCAGCCCAGTCGGGCTTCGCGCCCCGGAAGATCAGGTGCAGCCCGTCGCCGGAGGGCGACACCTCCGTGTAGGTGCCGGCCTCGTCCATCACCCAGCGGTATTCCGCGTCAAGCACGCCGTCGACAAGCACATGGTCGAGGTCGAGCCCCGTGAACGCCCGGTCGGGCCCGAACACGAACCCCACGCCGTCGCAGCGCCAGCGCCCCACGGCGGCCACGGCCTCCCCGAAGGTGGCCCACGTCGACGGGTCCGTGCTCTTGGCCATGCGGCCGTTGTGGGCGTCCACCGGCAGCTTCGTCGCCCTGCCGTTCCGCTCCTCGCGCCGCCAGCACACCCAGCGTGCCTCGGCCTTGAGCTCCGCAGGGACGCGTGCCAGCGCGTCGGCGAGGGAGCCCGCCTTGTGTGGGCTACTCGCGGCCCTCTCCGTCATTCGAGGCCCCCTTCTTCGCGTTCTTGAAGATCACGTCGCGGCAGATCCGCCAGCGACCGTTCACCTTGTCGGCGGGGATCCGCCCCTCGCGTATGCCGCGCGTGATGGATCCCTCGTGCTCGCCCGTCACGTCGGCGAGCTGCTTGGGGGTCATGAAGTACGGCAGCTCCTCGAAACTCATCTCTCGCTCCCTCTCATCCGATTTGCCTCTGGACCGCACGCGCGGCTCCGCCCCTTCTGTCACGAAGTGGCACGTTTCGTCGCCGTGCAGCGGTAGAATATCACAGGAATTGTCAACAAATGAGATTCTTTGCAAGATTTGAGGTAGAATGACCCTATACGATTGAACGGCTTGTCAACTAGTGATAGAATCTGTTGCGAAGCGTAACAACGACACGGAGGGCGCCGAGGGCACCCCTCCACAGGACGAACACATCCGAGAGAGGCGGAGGGCATGGCGAGCAACCTTCTGAAGCTCCGCAAGGCGGCGGGCTACAAGAACTCCAACGAGTTCGCGGTGGAGTACGAGATACCGACCTCCACCTACGCGCGCTACGAGTCCAACCCCGACAAGATCCCCATGGACCGCGCCTGGCAGCTCGCGGACATCTTCGGCACCACCATCGACGCCATCGTCGACCGCGAGGCGCCCGACCCCGCGTGCATGCGCGGCGAGGTGCAGCTCGAGTACGACGGGCTCACGCCCGAGGCGAGGGCCCTCGCCGACGAGCTCCGCGAGTTCGTGCTCATGAAGGACGCCAAGATCCGAGAGCGCAGGCGCCGCGAGGAGGAGCGCCCCTACGAGGCTCTCTGCTACCAGTACGAGCGCCAGATGCTCGCGGAGATGGGCGAGGGCGCCGCCTTCGGCGAGCTCGTCGCGTTCGAGAGCGCCGAGGCCGCGCGCGCCGCCTTCGAGTCCTTCCTCCGGGAGCAGGCGGCGAAGAAGCGCGGCAAGCACCCGCTCAAGGCGCAGGAGCTCATCGACAACAGGACCATCGAGAGGATCATGGCTGCCTACGACCGCACCCACGGCGAGTTCGAGCTCGACGGCACGCGCGTGCTGTGGGGCTCCGTCGACCACGGCGTCGCGGTCGAGTACGACTCCGAGGCGAGCGCGAGGGGCGGTGATGCGAAGGCGTAGAAGGAGAAACAGGTGGGCCCGCGGGAGCTGGCACTCCCGCGGGCCCGGCGTCCGGTCCAGAGGCAAATCCAGAAGGGACGGTGACAAGTATATGTCACTAGCCGCAACCTCCCAAACCCCCTACAAGCCCATCAGCGGCAAAAGAACACTCCAGCGCCTGCGCCGCGAGGCGGGCTACCGCTCCGCGAAGGAGTTCGCCGAGGCGCTCGGCATCCCCGGCTCCACCTACGCGCGCTACGAGCGCGCCGGCGACGGCGCCGACTGCGGCATCCCGCTGCCGGCGGCGTGGCAGATCGCGGACAAGCTTGGCTGCTCCATCGACCTCGTCATCGGCCGCGAGGACATCGACGCGCCCGAGCCCGAGGGAATCCAGCCCCGCTACGACGCTCTCAGCCCCGAGGGCCGCGCCCTCGTGGACAGCTACCTCTCCTATGTGGAGCTCGGCGAGCGCGCCGCCCGCTCCCAGGGCAGGAGGTGAGCGCCATGACCAAGGCCGAGAAGAACCTCAGCGTCGTGTCCTTCTCCCTCACGGACGGCTCCGGTAACGAGGTTCCCGCCGTCGCCCTCGTCGCCGCCCCCGGCGAGGCATTGCGCCTCGACGAGCCCTGGCAGCGTGAGCTCGCCCGCGACCTCGAGTGGCACTACCGCCCGCCCTACGTCGTCGTTGGGGACGGTGAGTAGCCATGGCAAAGGTCACGGGCGAGGGCACCATAGTCCAGCTCGAGAAGGACAAGCCCAAGAGCAAGTGCCGCAAGTGGCAGCTGCGAGTCCCCGTGGGGCTCGACCCCCGCACGGGCAAGTACAAGACCCGCACGAGGCGCTTCAACGGCACCTACACCGAGGCGAAGAAGGCCCTGCGCGAGTTCATCAAGGAGATCGAGAACGACGAGGTACACAAGAGGTCGGGCACGACCATCAAGGAGTGCGCGGAGGACTTCATGACGAGGCGCCGTGCGTCCGGCGAGTTCACCGAGAACACCAACGTGACCTACGAGCGATTCTTCAAGGCAATCAACCGTCACATCGGCTACGCCGACGCCTCGAAGGTCACGCGAGAGACGCTCGAGAAGATGTACGCCGCCATGCGCTCCGGCGACACCCTCTCCGGCAAGCCCGCCAGCGGCACCTATCTCAACCAGATCCACAAGACGCTTAAGCTGCTGTTCGACGACCTCGTGAAGGACGGTGTCGTCGCCAAGAACCCCTGCTCCGAGATGGACACGCCGCGCAGGGACACCCAGCCCCGCCGCGCCCTCAAGCCGGAGGCCATCCGGGAGTTCATAGCGCAGCTCGACTTCACCCGGGAGGCCGACATCGCGTACTTCCTCGCGGTCAGCACCGGGATGCGTCGCGGGGAGGTCTGCGGCCTCTCGTGGCGCGACGTCGACCTCGAGAGCCGGGTCATATCGATCCGCAAGTCCTACGACTGCTTCGGGAACCTCAAGGACCCCAAGACGAAGGCCGGCGTGCGGCGCCTCCCCATGCCCGACTCCGTCCGAGACGCCCTCGTCATGCACAAGGAGGCGCAGAAGGCCCGCATTGACGAGTACGCGGCGGAGCAGGAGAGGCTGGCGAGGAAGAACGGCGAGAAGCCCGGAAAACGCCTGGAGCAGAGCGAGAGCACCCCGGTCGTTCTCAGCACGACCATGGGCAGGCTCAGCCCAAACGTGCTCGAGGCATGGTGGCTGCGCGACCGCGAGACGCTCGGCCTCAATGGCTGGGCGTTCCACGAGCTTCGCCACTCCTACCTCTCCACTCTCGCCCTGAGGGGCGTGCACCCCAAGGTGATGCAGGAGCTGGCCGGCCACGCCTCGAGCGAGATCACGATGGAGATCTACACCCACGTGAACATGGAGGCCAAGCGTGCGGCGGCAGACGTCGTGAGCGACCTCTTCTCCGAACCCGTCGAGGCCGCCCCCGCCGTCACTCCGATCGTCCAAGTCGAGCCCCGCGTCATCAACGGCGGGCGCCGACTCACCCTCGTAAGCTCACCTCGTGAGCGCGTGGAAAACGCCCCTGAAAGTACCTCAGAGCAACCCCAAGAACGATTCGTACCGGATTCGTACCAGGCGGCAATCCGCTGA